CTGCTACTTTACGTGCCGTCACTCCAGCAACATTTTTTGCAAAGATGTTAGCACCGCGATCAACAAGTTCTTTCACGACGTCGAGTTTTCGCCTCGAGCTAGCAAGCATCAAACTATTCCAGCGGTACCTATTCTCGACCGCTTCGATGTTGGCGCCGCGATCCAGGAGCTCCTTTATGACATCAAGATGTCCCTCTATGCTGGCTAAGATTAAACCTGTTTGCCCACTGCCCCCTTCCGCCTCAATATTGGCACCGCGGTCGAGGAGTAAGCGAACAACATCCAGATGACCGCGGGCACAAGCAATTTGCAAACTCGTAAGTCCCATGTAATCTGCTACATCAACGTTTGTCCCCAAATCCAGATACTTTCGCACATTGGCGATGTCTCCATACCTTGCAGCTTGGATTAGATTCTTTCCGTTCGCATCCATTACTATATTCCTTCATTTTTTACCTACTCGGGGTTCATCTTCATAAGTGCGTGCCTACACGCATTCTGCTCTGCCTGTTTCTTGGTTGTGGAATTGCCTACACCCAGAAATTCGCCATCGGGTTTGCACACGGCCATCGTGAACCCTGCTGCCCCGTCCTCCACCATCTTGTAGATCGGGGTAAATCCCATCTTCTGCTGACAAAACTTCTGCATCCGGTCCTTGTAATTATCGTCCTCACGCAGCATCAGGGGAATATCCAGGTGCGTCTCGATCATATTGATGACGAAATCATTGACGACCTGGAAATTCATCCCCGAATCAATCCAGAGCGCCGCAATAAACGCCTCCAGAACATCGCCGAGTTTCTCGATATTCTGACGGCCGTGTTCAGGCTTCATTTCTTCGACGTGCTTGGAGATGATAAAGAACTTGTCGAGTCTGAGCTTATCCCGTGCCAGGGTTCCGAGCGTCTTGTTTCGCACAATGAGTTTGCGGGTATTGGTGAGAAATCCCGGAGCCTCGCCGGGGAAGCGTTCGCACAGATAATTGGCCACCACTGCTCCGAGAATGGAATCGCCTCGGAACTCGAGCTGTTCATACGATTCGTCCTGGAGATCCATGACGCCGGCGGGGCAGGGGCCTAGAACTGAGGGTTCGCCAGTCAAGGTTGTATACTCCGACCGTCGGACGTAGGTGGTGTGGATCATCGCCTTCTGGAAGATTGCAAGATTCATCACCTTGTATCCTGGAATGCAGAGGATGCGGTTTACATCCTCTGCAGTCAAGGGAGAGTTCTTTGGATTGTATGGGAAGTATTCGACCGTGCTCATGTGTTTATATATACATACAGCGGATGTGAAAATGCGTTAGACACAAATCTTCTCTTTTCTACAAATCAATAACACTGGCGAACCTTCTCGTGTCCCTCCAGGCAGTTCGCCGCCGCCTCGCCCTGTGGAACACGAACCTTCCCAGTATTCGTCCGCACTATGCCGTGAAGTGCAACAATCTGCAGCCTATTCTGGAGGAGCTACACAGGGGCGGGGCAGGGTTTGACTGTGCATCCAGCGACGAAGTCCGGCGGGTCGTGTCGTTCGGAACAAAGGGGTCGGATATCATCTATGCGAACCCGTGCAAATCAAGAAACGAACTATTCAAAGTAAAAAACGACAAGATCCCTTACATGACATTCGATAACCCAGGAGAAATAGACAAGCTTCCCAAAGACACGAAACCCATTCTACGGATTTTTGTGGATGATAAAGGCGGTGTGCGCATTCCCCTGAATTCCAAGTTTGGGTTTCCGTATTCTCGTGCCTACGATCTCCTGTGGCGTGAACCCCCGTATCGTATCTACGGTCTGGCATTCCATGTGGGCAGCGATTGTTCATCCCGCATTCCCTACGAATCAGCCTTCGATACAGTCGAGAATTTCCTGAGCATGCTTTCGAGTCGTCCCGATGCGTTCACGCCAGAACTCCTGGATATCGGTGGCGGATTCTCAGGCAGTTCCAAGAACGACGATTTCTTCCGTGAACTTGCTCCTTATATTCTCAAAAGGGTCAGTGATCTTCCATTCAAGAAAGTGATTGCAGAGCCAGGACGGTTCTTCGCAGAAGAAAGTTGTACGCTGCGAGTCCCGGTAATCGGCAAGAAACGGCTTCCCAACGGAAAGCAATGCATAACGCTGGACGATTCCGTGTATGGCATGTTCTCCGGGGTCTTGTTCGATGGATTCAAACCCGACTTTAAGTGTATCACTCGTGAACCGTGGTCGCACAGCTCGCAATTCACGATTTTCGGAAGGACGTGCGATTCGGCGGACAAGATCGCAGAAGATGTGTGGTTACCGGACGATATCGGTGAATCAGACATCCTTGAAGTCAAAAATATTGGAGCGTATTCGTGGGTTTCAGCTTCGGAATTCAACGGATTCCCCCTGCCACCGGTATCTATACAAGAGCCTTCTTCGTGAGTCGGCGGGGAAGGTGCTTGGCAGTGTGGCGACCGCCACGCTTCTTCCCAAAATAGTGAGCCAGTGTGAGGGCTGAGCCAGCAACGATGGCATCGTCAATCATACCCGCACCTCCACGCTTCGACGTCCGACGACGACGTCCACCCTTTGTATGCTTGTGCTTACGCCGGCGGCCACCTCCGCACCCACATCCACCTCCTGGGCGAACTCCGCTTGCCATATCTGTCTGGAATGTCTCAGTCGTCATTATTATACCTACCCATTTTTTTGGAGGAAGATAGGGTGACGACTTACTTCTTCCGGGCTAAGGTCTACCGTCTCCTTATACTTTGGCTGGACCCAGCGAGAAAACGCACTGAACGCCAAATAGGATAGGAGCGTTTCTGGGTGGGTATTGTCGGCGATACGATACCCGGCGCCATCCCATCGTTTCCATGCACGAAAGACGTGAGGGCGAAATATCTCTTCTATGATTCCAGGGTATGCATCCGTCTGTTCCCGGACGATGATGTTGCAGAAGGGACAGCGGTTGGCGTACAGCTGGCACTGGGGGAGATGATAGGCATGGGCACGCAAAAAATCATCCATTCGTGTTCGTGAATCTGTGGATGTCCGCACAGAACTGGGCAAAGTGAAGGGTTCTGTATTGTTTGTAATCGGCTCTCAGTAAGTTCATTTCACGAAGAGCATGTTCCAATTCTAGAAAGAGAGCCCGCAGTTCCTCTTCGTGGTCATCAGTGTGCACCCACTCGCCCACTTTGCTCGTTCTCGTCGTCTCCGTCATTGTTGTCTACACTCATGACACGCTTAAACGCAAACTCCTTGGCGACCATACTCGTCTTCTTGCTATTGACAATCCAATCAAACAGTTCCTCGGGCCAGGGCTTATTCCCCCTTGCGCCGCCATTGACATAACTCGCAATGAGATCCTTGAGCTCCTTCTGTGACAGAGACCACGGCTTACTCCACGTCTCGGGGCGCTGGATCTTGATGTAAGACCCGTCGTCCTGAATCTCCAGCTTATGCAGATTCTGGAAATTGGTGCGCCGCAGAATATCGCTCATCTCATTCTCTACAAACTTCTTGTCCTCACGGAGCTTGTAGACAGTGGTATTGATCTCCTTAATCTGATCATCGAGGGAACGGTACTTGCGCACAGCCCGAACAAGGTCACGCTGGTCAATAGCGGTATTCATTCTGGTATGACATATTTCCAGCTGTGGAGTTTATTATCCGTTTTTAACAATGGATCCCCGTGAAGTGGACAAATTGCGCATCGCATACAACAAAGAACACCCGTATGAACCGCCTGTAAAGAAAGGGAACGGGATGTGGCAGGAAATCACTCGGCGTATGAAAGATGCATGTGATACAGGTGCTCAAGAATGTATCGTCCACGCCCTCGTGAAAAAGCCGGTAGCCCCGGATAGTTGGGCATCGAATGGAACCGAATGGCTGTCGTCGGACGATATTGATGCCTCGCAGGAATACTATGCCAAGTTGATTCCCGATTACTATTACACCGGCTCTGTCCCCATAGATTTCGATCTACACAACGAAACCGGAAAATGTCTCGTATCCTCCCTGTGCAGCATGAAGATTTCGGAATTGCATAAGAAAGGGTATCGCCGTGTCGGTATTGTGTTCAACACTGATCCTAGCGACGGACCGGGCGAACATTGGATAGCTGCGTTCTGTGATTTCCGTGATCACCTGAAACATCCCAAGATGACGTTCTTTGATTCTTACGCCCAGAAACCCGAGAAGGAGATTCGGCGCTTGATGCTGCGGTGGAAAGAGCAGTTGGACGATATGAAATTGTTTGACGAGCCGACAGAGTTATCTTACAACGCTGTTCGGCACCAGTACAAGGACGCTCAGTGCGGTATGTACTGTATCTATTTCCTCCACTGCTGCCTGTTTGAAATCCCGATGGACGAGCGAGTCCCGGACGATGTAGTCATGATGATGCGTCCGCTCTTTTTCAAATATAAACAACATCGTAAGAAATAATAAGAATGGACACCACCCAATTACTGTGGGTCATCATATGTATTGCGTTTGCCTGCCTAGGTCTTGGGCTCGGAGTGGGAGCATACGTCTACCTCGGCAATATCCCGCCCCCCGATGCGTCGCTGACCAACTCACTTGCAGTGTACTCCGAGCTTACCAAGGCTGCGCCCATCGGATGCCCCAACAAGGACGTCTTGTGCGACTACTATATGGCGTCTAGCGGGTATTCCCTCATTCCGGGAAAGACCATCAATACGTACATTGTCACTGACGCCCTCACCAAAGTCATCAAGGGCGGTGCACGGTTAGTAGAATGGGACGTCTATGCCGTCGATGGAAAGCCCGTGGTCGGTGTAGCTGATTCCAATACCCTGAAAATGACGACATACAATACTCTCTCCTTTGAAGACTGCTGCGTCACCATCGGCAATGCGGCATTCAACAGTTCCGTGACACCGGGATACAAGAACCCCTTCGTCCTCTCGCTCGTGTTCCATACGTCTGACAATGCCATCTTGACACAATGTGCGGACACCCTGAAGATGACGATTCGGAAATATATGTTGAGTTCGGAATACTCTTACCAGCGCAAGAATCTGGGTGTTGAGCCGATATGCAACCTCATGGGTAAACTGATCATCGTGAGCGGCGAGCATATCAAGGGCAACGGAATGGACGAATTGGTGAATATGTCCTGGGTCTCATCTCAGATGCGGCGTATGACGTATACCCAGGCGTCTCAAACGTTTGATCACGAGGAGCTGATCGAATACAACAAGCGCAATATTACGCTTGTGGTTCCCGATATGAACACCACCGCCATTTCCAACAAGAATCCTGAAATATGTTTTTCGTATGGCTGCCAGTGGGTCGCTATGTGTTACGGCAGTCTGGACAATGCAATGGAAGTGTATACTGGCGCATTTGCCGAGAGCTCGTTTGGAATCAAGCCCGATCTCCTGCGTTACCACCCGACGACATACAAGGCTCCGACGGCGCAGAGTGCAGCGGTATCACTCCAGCCCAAGCAGATCAAGTCGCCCATGTATGACTTCACAATAAAGTCTAACCAGTGAAACAAACATGTCACAGGAAGGTGGACGCTCAGCTTGGCTCAAGCACGTTATGTCTGTAAAGAAGGCTCACCCCAGCTGGTCTCTCGGCGATGCCATGAAGGCGGCGAAGAAGACATACAAGAAGAAGGGTGGTGCGGCGCCCGAGATGGCTGCTGTAGCCGGTGCGCTCGGTCTACCCCCGATGGGCGGTCGTCGTCGTCGGTCTCGCAAGGTCGGAGGCGCCGATGCTCCCCCGATGCCCGATGTAGGCGCTGCGCTCGGACTGCCCCCTGCTGGCGGTCGTCGTCGTCGCTCTCGCAAGGCGAAGGTCGGTGGCACAGCGTATGGATTCACTGGTGGACCGTACACTGGCTCTGAGCTCTCCGACGGAATGGGGGCTTTCCCCAAGATGTCCGATGCGACGTACCAGGGTGCTTCGACGCTGAAGGGTGGTCGCCGCTCCCGCCGTGGAGGTGCGTTTGCTCCGGCGACGGGCGGAAACCCTGCCCAGCTACCCGGTGCCCAGTCTGCGGATGCCCCGGCGACACCTGTATCCCCGGCTGGCACTCTCCCGTCCGGAGCGTCTGCCCCCTCCCCGTTCAGCAAGGGTGGTCGTCGGCGCCGCCACACCAAGAAGGCGGGACGCCGCCATTAAAGTGCGATATCCTCGATGTTCACCCGTGGAACATGTGAAGCACTCCCCAAGTAACAGTTGAGGAATCCCCATTCGTGTGAGAAGGATGGAACATAAATCTTGTCAAATACAATTGTACCACCCAATTCCATTTCCATGTCGGTTTTACAGTCTTTAATGAACGTCCATGCCGGATGATCCTTACAGAGTGAAGCAGGTCCTACGTGTGCAGTCACAACCCCGTCCGGGCGAGATACCCTTGGGAGATGAGCTATGATATCCAGGTAGAGGGTTTCAATCTCTTCTCCGTCGGGATCGGGAAGATCGATGAGAACGGCATCATACCGTTCAGTCGTAGCCTTGACGTATTCAAGGGCATCTTGGTAGACAATCTTGGTCTTGGGATTGTCGAGTGCCCCTTCGCTTTCAGACAGATTCTTGGACAGATCTACCATTTCATGATCCCAGTCCACGATCGTCACGCTTTCCGTGATTTCAGAGCGGTACAACCATTTGGCGGCAAGACCGTCACCCCCTCCGAGAATGAGGATCTTCTTGCACCCGTTGGACATTGCTGCCCATGTGAGAAGTATATGATACCGGTGCTCGTCCATTGTCGAGTATTGTACTTCCCCGTCCATCAGAAGCATCCTGCCGTGGAGTAGCGTCTGAACATACTGGATATGACACTTGTCCGTCTTGAAATCCTCCAGGATTTCCGTGATCTGATACTGCACTTTCTGGCCGTACTGAAACTTCTCCATTCGCAAATAAGATCGAGCAATTCTTCCAGACGAAAAAGTTGCTCGTTTATTCTTTTACGATAGCCTATCTCTAAACCTTCATCACCACATCGAGATATCTTCCATCTTGCATTCGGTGTCACCAGCATACGCAGTATCCACCTTCTGCTTTATCTGGTCACGGTAGTCCACATACGCCTCATCGGTGCCTTCCGGTAGACGGGTCTCATCCAGCAGAATGTCCACGAATCCCGTGCCGCAAGGGGGCTTCTGACCGAACATGATGTTGGCGGACACACCCTTCATGGGATCGAACTCGGCGGAAACGGCAGCATTGAATAGAATCTTAGACGTCTCCTCAAACGACGACTTTGCCAGCACGCCATTGTCATGCATATACATTCCGAATCGGTTCACCGACACGAGCCTGCCCTGGTATGTCATGGCATCCAGGAGCACGGAGAGATGGTGGTAATTGACGGACGATTCCGTGAACACCTCCAAGAACTCATCATAGAGTGCTTGGCGAGCGGCTTCTACGCCCAGAACATCGAAGACTTCGTGAATATGGTTGCTGAATGTGCGAGTGGGGTCTACATTGTCACGAGCAAGGAGATCGTAGAGATTGGCGCCCTCGACGTCCAGAACGTGCTGCTTCTTGGACACGTAGCTATTCACCGTATCGTCCCAGACCAGCTCACGATTGACCTCACGAGGAATGACACGACCCACGCCGTCAATGCCCGTGAGAACCACGTCAAGGACACGCTCCTCGAGGAAGCGGAGAGCCATGAGGTTCTTGACGATATCGTCGGGGAAGACGATGCGCATCACGAGCTTCTCAGAGTTGGAGTCGGTGTAGACGCACTGGAGAATGTGGAGACCCGCCTGTCCCATCTTGTCCTGGATCGTGACCATATCGTTGATATTGCGAGCCGCCATCTCGGTCTCGTCAAATTCTAGACGCATGATCCACTTGGACGCACAGTCTACCGGGTTACTGGTCGAGAACTGCTGGAACCGCTGGAGGATCTCACGGTCTTCGCCCACGACCGTCTCGGTGGTCAGAGGGAAGGGGTCGTAATACATGCGGACAGAACGGGTAATGTCCCTCACCGTCGTCTTCTGGAGATCACGTGCGACCATAATCGCCCGATCAAAGCTGTCGCCGTCAGCGGCGGTGAGGTAGACGAAGTTGAGGGGCTTCTTCGGGCTCTTGGAAATACCCAGGAGCTCCTGGATACGTGGAACACCCTGGGTCGCACCAGCCTTGACCGTGCCGGCAGAGTGAAAGGTGTTGAGCGTGAGCTGCGTGATGGGCTCACCGACCGACTGGGCCGCGAGGGCACCGACCATCTCGCCAGAATGGACTTGGCTCTTGATATACTTGAACCGCACTTCCCGAATGACTTCGTCGAAGATCGCCTTGGTGAACCGATGTTCCAGGATCGAGCGACGAGGAGCAAGGTAGAACCGGAGGAGGCAGTGGAACACACGGTTGGGTGCGAGCCACGGTTCCTTCATGAGCTTGGTGAGTTCGTCTACGATATAGGTGGGCGTCAGGTCGGTCTTGGTAGAGTAAGGATTGGAATACTTCTCGATCACCCGCTTGAGGTGCACAGGGGAAATCACCGAATCCTTCTTGACGTATGCGAACACCTCCTTCACCAGCATATCACGGTCCTTCACGAGTTCATCGACGAGATCGGGTGACTCGGTAATAGTTTCCGTGAGGAAGGGCGTGAGCTCTTCCACCGTGACAGCGAACATCTTGTAAATATCCTCGAGCGTCATGATCCCGAGACTGATGGGCTGGGACTCTACCTGCGTGGAATCCACCCCGTCCTCGCCGTAGCGATATTGGATAATCATGCCGCCGTTGTTGCGCACCGTGCCGTCGTGCTCGACCCGCATATCCTCCATCGTCTTCATCATACGGCGCTGGATATACCCCGTGTCCGAAGTCTTGACGGCGGTATCAATGAGACCCTCACGACCGCCCATGGCGTGGAAGAAGTACTCGGCGGGACGGAGACCCTGGACGAACGAGGACTCTACGAATCCACGAGATTCAATGCCGTCATCGAACTTGGTGAAGTGGGGTAGAGTGCGGTCCTGGAGAGTATACTGCACACGCTTGCTATCAATGATCTGCTGTCCGAGCAGAGCAACCATCTGGGTAATATTCAAGCCCGACCCCTTAGCGCCCGAATCAACCATCTGAACAAGGCGGTTGGCGGGAGGGAGAGACTGAATCACGGTTTCAGTGATCTTGGCGGAGATATCCTTGAGAGCATTGTTAATCTTGTTCTCCAGTTCCTCACCGTCGGTGCGCCCGCTGTCGTTGAAGAACTTGCCGGCGTGGACGTCCGTGAGGATTTCCTGCACACGCTTGCGTCCCTCGGCGAGTGCCTTGGCTACGAACGCAGTGGTTTCAGGATTGGATTCCAGATCGGAAGCGCCGGTGGAGAAGCCAGTGAACAGATTGAACTTTGTGACAATCGCCTGGACTTCGTTGATGAACTGTCCACACCGCTGGTGACCGAAATCGTTGAAGAGTACGTGGAGGACACCCTCGGACGTGGTGTTGAAAGCGCCCTTCTTGAGGAGTCCCTTGGTGAGGACACCGTCCTTGATCGTGACACGACCATTGAAGTTCATGAGGGGGAAGGCTCCCGAGATGATATTCATGCCCGAATGCGACTCGTTCGTGCGGACGAAGGACGAGAGAGGTCGCCGGAGTTTTGCCATGATATTCATCGCAATGTGTTCGGGGATCTGGATGGTAGGATTGGAGATGCGGAAGGAACCGGTGAGCGTATCCTGAACCATCTGAATGATGGGAGAATTATCACGAGGGCTCACGATCAGGCGGAGGACACTTGCGAGTTGCTGGAGTTCCGTCTCTGCTGCCACTGATTGGGGGAGGTGGAGATTCATCTCGTCACCGTCAAAGTCGGCGTTGTACGGCTTGGTGGCAGACACGTTCAGGCGGAAGGTGGAACCGGGCAGGACCTTGACACGGTGGCACTCCATCGAACCCTTGTGGAGGGACGGCTGACGATTGAACAGGACATAGTCGCCATCGATCATGTGGCGGTGCACTACATCGCCCTCATGGAGATCGATCATGTCGGGGTTGACATACTTGAGGGACATCATGCGCTTCTCCTCCTTCAGGAACACCGACTTGGCGCCAGGATACTTTACGCCGTTCTTGACTGCAGCCATCAGGCGATCACGGTTGTACGGCGTGACAATCTCGGGCTTGGTGAGGTTCGCAGCAATCTCTTCCGGGACACCGAGCTCGTCGACATCAATGTTCGCATCGGGAGTAATGACGGAACGGGCGGAGAAATCGACACGCTTGCCCATGAGGTTACCACGCACACGACCGGTCTTAGCCCCGAGACGAGACTTCAAGGTCTTGAGCGGACGACCCGAGCGCTGGGTGGCTGGACCGATACCCTTGATATCGTTGTCGACGTAGGTGGCGACATCGTACTCCAGCAGTTCAGTATGCTTCTGAACATACTCACGGGACTGACCGGCGCCAATGAGTTCACGGAGCTTCTGATTGCTGCGCACAATGTTGATGAGCACATGGGACAGATCGTCGTCCATCCGCTGATTGTCCTCCATCACGACTGGGGGGCGCACAGTGAGGGGAGGAACCGCCAAGACTGTGCACACCATCCACGCAGGATGGGAGAACTTGGGATCAAAGCCGAGGATCTTGACGGTATTGTCCGTCATGCGCTGGAAGCAGCGGAGAACCATCTCGGACTGGATGGGAACAATCTCGTCGGTTGCACCCGCAAGCTTGCCCTGAAGAGTGCACACCGTTCCCTGGATTTTTTCAACCTTCTTGATCATCTGGGTTCCGCAGGTGGCACAGGAAGGAGCCGCAGCCTTGGCTTTCTTGCCCATGAAATCTACCGATCGCCCACGGATATCGGAGAGCCGGTCCATGCCCTTGAGTTCGGAGTTGAGGTAAACATCCTCGGAGAACCCGTCCTGGCTGGCAATGTAGAGCGTGGAACAGTTGACGCAAACACAGTTGAGGGCCTTGATAGTGAAATCAAGGAACTGGTAGAGGTATACGGGTCGGGCAAGAGTAATGTGTCCGAAATGTCCCTGGCACTGAAGATTCGTGTGTTTGCAGGTGGGACAGACCTTGCCGCTCTCGATCACACCGAGCCGGGCATCAAAGACACCGCCGGGAACAGGGTTATTTGCTTGATGGGTCTTGTCGGTAATAACTTCGACGACGGATCGCCGGAGGATCTCTTCCGGAGAAGTGATCCCAAACTGAACGCCTACAATGGACATTGTATTCTTATTAGACTATCCCGTAATATCTTTTTACGATCCGTTCTGTATGAATGTTTCTGGGTTATGAATAACGATGAGCGGTCTACTAGTGTCACAACAAGGATACGAAACACCGGCACCAGCACCAGCTTCAGCATCAGCTTCGCCAGTTAAACCAGGGGAACAACGATCGCCAGGATCGGATGGTGCCACTGACAGCGGGGCACCAACTGTGGTTTCGAACGCTTCACAAGAAAAATCCAGCCCTGCTTCGGGAGAAGTAACACCAACCGCAGCATCGAGAGCGGCAGCGGCAAATTTATCAGCTAGGTTAGATGCTGCTGCCCCTGTGAATGCTATGGCTATTGACGAATCCTCCTCTAAATCGCTCGATGACGCCAAAGACGAAATACTGAATAAGTTTTTTGACGCCAAAGGAAACTACAAATACATTTATTTCATTGAAGACGGTGAGAGCGACTCTGAGAGCGAGAGCGAGGAGGAAGACACACCCGAGGAGACACAAGCTGGAGGTGCTGATGATTTACAGATTGCCAAATATGCACGTATACAGACAGAATATGTCGGAAGACTGAGTCCTTATGAAAAAAATGCCCTTCTAGGAAATGATCCAGTCGCCGATGTAGCCGAAACAATTCAGCTAATACTTTCGGGCAACGATCTAGCGATGCTAGGATTAGAAAGAAAAAACTGGGAATCCCCAAACCCTACTCAACAATGTATAACCGCTAAAATATCATCTGAAAGACCGTGTTGGTTATGTGGAAATCCCGTAAACATGGGGCATGGTGGTGCAATCGTTAAAGGAAAACGCATGAGTGTGTGCAATCCAGATGATAATCAGTATGAATGTGAGCACGTCTTGCCAGGAGCATTCATGCTTTTCCTGAAAAAGATGATTAATGTTACGTTAGGACCTGATGGGACAAACGATGCCATAGCCGCCAAATTATATGATTCAAGCTGTCATATTTGCAATACTGCCAAATCTGATGGAGTATACATTAGAGCAAAGTGGGTTGGAGGAGGATCCGCCGCCGCCGCCGCTGCCGCCGCCGCTGAAAAGAGGTTGGTATTCAGTCCGCACAACGAAAAAATCATGGTGGATATTTTGACGTTTATACTCTCTACAAGAATAGGTCAAACCGTTGAAGTAAAGCGATATAAGGAGCCACCAGCACGGGGTAATACCCCCGCCGATCGTCTTCGAGCACAACTCGCTGCCCGGGCTGCTGCTATTCAAGAAGACCGGGACAAGAAACCCATATGCAGTAATCGAGATGCGGTTGTATCCTACGTTGCGAAGATCAGCGGTGAACAAAGGGTTATTTCTAGATCAACATTTACGTCTATAACCGCTGTAGCAGAGCTTGAGAATCCAGATACATTGAGGGGGATTACCGCTGCTCTTCCTGATAGGATTGAAGAACCCGTCCGTACCGCAGCAGCTAAATCGGCAGAGGCAGCAGTAGCGTTCACCATTGCACCTCGATTTAATAATCTAACACGTGCGGTTATTGAACAGCTAACTTCCGATGAAATCAAAGAAGCAACTGACATAGTATTCGATCGTCCAACATACATTGATATGGGGATTTTCAATTTTCTTACAACTGAAAAAGACGGAAAACCCATGGGTGAAAATAAAACTTTCGATAAGTTGTTCAAGATTCCGGAACCCACTCCCTCCGCTCTTCCGGGCGTCGCAGCAGCAGCGGCAGCAGTAGCAGACCTTGCAGCCGCCCCTGGTTCAGCAGCCGTACCAGCACCTCCACGAATATCTGATGCAAAAGAACATTTAGCCGCACTTGACGCAGAAAGAATACCAAAGTATGTTGATCGGGAAAAAGCATGGGCGTGGATCCGCACAAGATACATGGCAATATGGACTCGTATGAATGAGTTATGCCAGTTATTAAACCGTGATGGTGATCGTGTTCAAATCGAAGCTTCAGTTCGCAGTCTTGCCGAACGACCTCTTTTAACAGTGCTCAATATTGATACTCTGGACGCATGGAGTAAGGTCCCGACAGCGGCAGCGGCGAGAGGAAAGAGAACCCGACGTGGCGGCGAGCGTCTCCGCTTTACCATTCGTCGTCGCTCGGAGTCCCGACAGACGAAGAAGAATAGACGCAGGAGAGTGATTGATGTGCGAATCTAAATCTAGGGCTGGCGAGCAGCCCAGCAAAGCTGGAACAGATCAGCTTCGAGCCTGATGTTTTCTTGACCCAACGTATCTTCCAAGAACTGGATGAGAGCGGCATACTCCTTCCCCTCCTGTTCCAAAAACACCTTTGGTTCACGGATCTTCCGTGTATCCATCCAGTAGAGCATACGTTCCACCATACGGTAATACACGAGCCGTTCCCCAAAATTGTCAGGCTGATTCTGACGGGTGTACGACTCCAGGCGGGTGGTTGGTGTCGGGGACTGCATTGTTATTATTAGTATTGGAGAGAAGAGGAACCTGAAGTGTTGACGTATCTGGTATATACACCGTCGTATGCTCCACCTGTCCGCATATATCGGGAACATCAAAGTCTGGAATCTTCCCGAACTTATCGTTGCACTTGTTCCGAATATCTTTAGGAAGAATTGTATTGGTATCGGATGCCTCGTTGATATCCTGCTTAATGTATTTCAGGAACGTCCCACAATCCTTGCGACCAGCATACGGAAGCACCACCTGTTCCTGGATCTTGCGAGAGATATGGTCCCACTTGGTAGCCGAGTGTTTGTAATCGGATGCCAAGGACGTCCAGTTGAACTGTTCTTGGATCATCTTGATAATCCCGATACCGACAGAGACTGAGCCAGTGACCATAGCGGTTGTCATAGCTTCTATCTGTGAACTTGCGAGAGCAAGGTTGACAACTCCTACTAGAGAAATCGCAATATTGGTTCCTATATTCATGGCCTTAGAAAGCTTGCTGTATCGTGAATACGCATGGGTGTGCATCCAATTGAACGATTTGGCCTGGTCACACCAGTTGGCCAACATACGGTCAATTGCCGGCGTCCATTGGAGACCAGGTGCGGTATCGGGACCCTCTTCCTTGGTCTCAGACATTGTTTACATAGGCCCCTTTTTTCCACCCTGGGGGAAGAATGGCTTCGTCGGATTTGGTGCGTGTAGCCAGTGACCGACCTGTCCATTCCGTCAAACGCATGATCTGGGATGTCCGAACATACTTGATGAACACAAAGACTAGAACAATCAAGAGAAGGGTGCAAACAAACAGCGTCTTCATTGTTGATGAAAGGGATTTAAATGCCACACCCTCAATTATATGTGGGATGAGCGGGGATAGCAAAGCCTGGTTAATGCGCGAGTCTTAAGATCTCGTGGAGCAATCCTCAGGGGTTCAAATCCCCTTTCCCGCATACCCTCTTAACACCTGTAGTTCAGTGGTAGAATGAGGCCCTTCCAAAACGAAGTGTAGGCTTTGACCCGGGTTCGGTTCCCGGCGGGTGTAACTCTTTTTTTTGAAATCTGGATAGGTTCCAAAAAAACGAATCACATACTTTATCCAGAGAAGGATAGTAATGCCGCACGTCTACGTCCTCGAGCTTGCCGAGGGACACTACTTCATCGGGCGATGTGAGGATTCGGAAGATATCAATGAAAAAATTGACGATCATCTTCTCGGCAAGACTAGGGATCCGCATACTGACCGGTATCCCGTGAAGAGGGTGGACAAGATTATCAGGGATGTTAGCCCCGAAGGCGAGATCCAATGTTACATGCAGTACATCCAGATGTATGGGCATCCAAATATCCATACTGACCTAAACTGTTATCGGTGCGGACGTGCGGGACATTACAAGAAGACTTGTCGGACGAGGTGGCATCGGAACGACTTTGAGATCGAGGACGAGGCTGATGTTTAATCTCGGAATAGACATAATGGACGTTGATTCAGCCGTACAAACGTGGAGCCCCGGAACCCCACCTCGTAAACGTTCTCGCCCAGATCCTGCGTCCCCCCCGTATTCTCCGGCGTATGCGGTGAAGGATCTCGATACAGCCGACGCCATCCGTCATGCCGCCGAGGTCACGGGGTCCGAAGAAGGATGGTCGGCGGCAACCGTTGAGCGTGAGAAGAAGGCGGCACTGGAGAAGCAGACGAAGAAGGCGGGACGTAAGCGGCGTGGGCGTGGCAAGGGAAAGAAGAGCCGTAAGGCAGGACGCAGGACTCGGCGGCGGTGAAAACGGATCTATTTGTTATCCCGGAAGAGGGTAGTGCCAGGAAATACTTCAAATGCGTCTTGTAACTCTATGGGAATTCTTCGGAGTAAAGGGTATGAAACGGCGAGGAGCCGGGTGTTCAGCATCTGGGAACAAATATGAACTGGACATAGCAGGGGTCTGTCGCCAGGTGCGATCACCCCATATATCTATACCACTGTCCACTGCAGTGGAATCTGAACTTGGGGGGAGTGGGTCTGGTACTGATATCCATTTGAACTGGAAAGCTGATAAGGATATCGGCTGTGAAGCAAAGCATGGGTCTACACCTGACTGGATGCAGATGAGTCTTAAACGCACCCAAGATGGTAAGTGGGTAAGCAGCAAGCGGGCTAAGATCTCGCCAGAGTGCAGGGGTATCTTTGAAAACATCATTGGCGGACTAAACCTCTACAGTGGAAAGATCCCGCCGTTTATGGATCGAAAAATTACGTATGAAGAGTGGATCATTATCAAAAAAGAAAATCCAGAATTTGAGGACACGTACCTTTCGTGTGATGAGAATACGATTGCACAACTATACAAGGCAAAGGGATGCCCATATATACAAGTAGCAGGGAAGGGACTATTCCATACTGGGGAAGACCCCTGTATGTTTGGTGTTCCATACTTTGCATGTCCTCAGCAAGTTCGGATACGTACGAAAGTACACAAGACAAAAGATTCGAAAGGATTCATGAGACTATCGGTAATGGCAGCCGCACAGCCTGTTAAGTTTAATTCTATCATGCAATCTCCTTTCAGCCTAGATTCTATGGAGACGTTGCCAAAGAACCTTCTTCCGCTGGAAGAATCACTATCTCCGACGACTCCTTCTTCCCATTGTTCATCCCATACGACCACGACTCCCGAATAATTCTGCAGTCAGCGTACAACTCCCGAATATACGGGCAATCGTTGTAGCTCAGTATCCAGTTTTTTCGGCTCTTGATCTTGTTTGCGAATCCCTGGTGATCAAATCCCTCGTGCATATCTCCATCCCGTCCATATATGTAGGACGAGATGTAGTAAGGAGGATCGACATAAATCATACTTCCGTCTTCATCTGGGTGCGCATCCAGAAAGTCGGAATATCCCATATTCGAAACACTGAGTCGTGGAATGCTCAGTTCGGAAAGCGTTTTTAAGGAAGACTCGGTAAGACGTTTCTGAGACGCTTCAAGAGAGAATCCCCCGCAGAAGGTCGAACCACTGAATGAACACCGGTTAATGATGTAATACCTGCTCGCAATCTCCAAGTCGTCAGTGAGTTCCTGTATACCAAGCCGCATCGCTACAAACGCCTCTTTCGAGACAGGCATATGTTCACGGACCCTGGAAACAAGCTCGGAGGGACGAGTTTTTACAATATTCCAGAACGTTGCAAGCGGTTTGAACAGATCATTTGCGTGTACTGTAAGCCCACGGTCGTGCATGAAGATCTCAAAGCTTCCTCCTCCAAGAAACGGGGACAGAAGCGTGTGTGTTCCCAGAGGTATGTATTTCTCGAGGATTTTCACCGCTCTCGTCTTCCCACCAGGATAACGCAGCGGAGACTTGTTCTTGGGCATCTTGGATTGTTCTGATTGGAGGGTGAGATCATTCGTTTTTCTCATTTTACAATGGGACAAAAACGAATTCAGTCTATCTCAGTCTTTTTGTATTCAACGAAATGTCAATCAACGGAACCCTTATGCTCAGACTAGCCCGGGAAACTTCCCGAATCATGGAATCATATCAGGACAGGCTTCGTGCCTGTAAATGGTCGGATGGCGAATCAAATACCGAGGGAGACTTTGCCCGATTGGCATGTGAAGCTGCTGTCTCCGCCTGGAAAAATATCGGTGACAGTTCAATCCAACTGTCCGCTACTCCTCCGGATATTAGCTGCACGTTCACGTTCCCCGATTCAACGATATTCAAATCCAAAATTGAAATGAAAACGTCAAGAGGAATCGTTATGCCCGGGTCCACGATTGGGAAGCTAGATATTAACCAACCGATGATTTACTGTCTCCGAGGCGAAACGTCGTTCCAATTCCGGTATTCGCAGTATCACTGCGCAATGGGGGAGAGCGATACCGACCTCTTCCAGGACAGGACGCCACGACCTGCGATCAATTTCAACAAGATGGTCGATAGCACCGTAGCTACCGAATACACCGAAAAGGAAAAATCGGTTTGGGTAGACCACTACGCTTCCGCTGCTCTTCATAGAATCAATACTAATCTAAAATCGTCGTGGCAGGACGATCTCGTGCGCAAAATTCTGAAACAGTTTGTGGAGTCTACGTCGGTGGAAGAGTTTGCACGGATGAAGAATCCAGAATCTCCCTGACTTTCCGAGCCACCAAGTATCCCAGTAACGGCGGAACAGCATTCCCGATCGGCTTGTACGCCTTCCCAGTCGCTTTTTTGTTTGGTTTTGTGAGAAGGCAAGCAGGAGGAAAGGTTTGAATGAGTGCAGCTTCCCTGACTGTCAGCCGCCGCTCTCCCTCCCCGTGACGGCGATACTCGATGTTTCCATGATGTTCTGCTCGCATCGTCGGTGCAAACTCGTCCAGCCCCACGGCTTTTTGACCCTGTCCCTTCTCCAACTTGGCTGCTTTGGAATACACTTGCTGTGCTGGGTCAGTCGTAGTATCGGGTTCCAAGAGGTGGGCAAAGTATGGTCGGATGAAACATGATCGGCGGTTGTCCCGAATGACGTTCCAGTCGTCCGGGAGATCCTCCGCCCTATCGTTCCGCAGACCCATAATAATGACTCGCCACCTTGTTTGAGGAATGCCGAACTCTTCGGACTTTACGAGCTGATACTTCACTTGGTATCCGACCTCGGTGAAATCCGCCACGATCTTGGCGATGGGATTGCCAGGCATTGTGAGAAGACCGTTCACGTTCTCGGCGACAAAGACTACGGGTTTCACACGACGCACCAGTTCAACGAAGGATTGGTAGAGTGTTCCCCGATCTGCATCGAACCCTTGACGTTTCCCGGCATGGCTGAAATCCTGGCACGGAAATCCCCCAGTCACCACTTCGGCGTCTGGGAACTCGTGGTCCTCGGCAAGCATATCACGAATGTCTCGGAGATGGTAATTGTGCGCCCACCCGTTCAGTTCGGCGATCTCTTTGGCTTCAGGCAGAATATCGTTCTGGAAGACGGTCTGGAAGGGTAAACGACGGAGATTGACAAACCCGTTGCCAAACTCACTCTCGCTCTCGACATATTCGGGGTCGACGCTGTCACGGTGCACCACCACCTGCTCGGCGAATCCTATATCCATTCCTCCCATTCCCGAGAACAGGGATATGACACGGTATGTCATAGTCTACTATATGTGTTGTCCAGCATATCTGAAAAGGGTAGGGTCCGTTTTTACCAAACAAAACGGATCCGCCCTCCCTCAGTGTTTTTCATGTCATAGAAAGATGACTTATACTCGTCGTAACGCATGGATATGGTCTAAGCCGTGCTCGTGCTGCCGGCAGTTTGAGATTGATCAGGCGAAGAAGCTAGATACACGGGCGAAGCGGGCGGTCAGGCGGGCTGCTCTACCACGTAACCCACCGCCGGAGACGATCCAGGTGACGACGGTCCCGACCTTGACAGTGACGACGTACCCCACTCTGGAAACAATCATTGCCCGCATGATGAACGGACATTATGGAACTGGATACTCCCAGGCACCTCCCACCCACGATCTGTACGGGTGCCAGCTGACTGAGGGCGGATACAACCCCTGGAGCACCAGTCGGAATTGGGAGGAGTGATCCCTATTTCGCCGAACGAGCGAATGTAATGTAATGGATTTCGTGAAGCAGGCTGCAGTTAAGGTTTTTTCCACCCTGGGTGCAGGGTTCAGTGAGAGGGTGTATCACAATGCGACGGAGGTTCTCCTGAAGAAGGAGGGTATAGAATTCAAGTCAGAACACGTGATCCCTGTAATGTTTGAGGGAGTGGAGGTGGGAAACGTCCGTGCAGATCTCGTGGTGAACGACGATCTTGTTGTTGAACTGAAATCGGTAAAGGGTATCACAGGTAACCATGTAACTCAATGCGAGATGTATATGAAGCTTACAAATATCCCGAGTGGCCTCGTTATTAACTTTCCGTGCTCCAATGATGAGAAGGTAGAAATCTGTGAAATCGGAAAAATCGTCACAACCAATTATGTACGTGTTACTCACCCTGCCAGCGTATCCGTTCGTCTCTAATGGTGTAGGTAAAAACGGATCGGCGGCTTCTAAAAGATGGAATGAACATACCATACAAAAGAAAGAAAACAGAATGCAGCGCCCTCAGAACGACCAGACTACTATCTCCGCACTCAACTCTATCTTTGCTGGCCGCAACAACGATCCTTCATATGATCCGACGAAGACTGTTCACATTCATCGTCGGAATCGTGCATACGTTTGGAATGATGAGATGCAGCGTAAGTGCCTTGACAGTATTCTGAAGGGATACTACATCCCGCCGATCATCTGCAATTCACTGGTTGTTGATGGTCGCATCCGTAGGGAGGTGATGGAGGGTGGTAATCGCATTACTACGTTCCGTCGAATTCTTGAGAACAAGGTTCGTCCGCTCACAGATGCTGAGCGCCGCACGGTGGATTGTTTCCCGATCACACTTGTGTATATGGAAAATCTCACAAACGAGCAGCAGCGGGATATGTTCCGTCGTCTCAACAAGAACGTACGTGTCACCGATGGCCAACTCTACGCCATGTCCGAGGAGGACTCTCCTCTTGTTCAGGAGGCACTCGCCCTCTTGAATGATGATCTCTATCCAGTTCGTCAGAGAATTACAGATATGTTCTTCGACACTCGTAACGTTCTTGACAACGACAACCCAAAGAATAACCTCTCCGCATCTGTTGCGCTGGTATCTGGCGCTATTCACGGAGCTAAGTTCATCACCCGTTCGTTTGACCGCCAAGAGTCGGCTGTCTCGAGTCAGGATCCTATTGATCGCACACGTGTTGTCGCCGTTCTTACCCAGGTTCTCGACATCTTCAGTCGGGCCGATGCATTAGTTGAGCTTGCTGATGGTCGCCGCCGACGTGGTCAGTGGGCACTCGGAACTCGTCTTGCCCCGATGCTTTACGATGTGGTCACTACAGATGATGTGAATATGGTTCAGACAAAGTGGTCGCAGTATCTAGCTAAGGTGCGCAGTGGAGCGCTTGGTGGCGAGTCCGCTGTCAGTGTTGGAAGCGCAAAGAATCTCACACCAGATCTTCTCAAGCGTATTTGTGCCAAGGTTCGTATCTATGTCGATGAGGACCGCCTTGCTACAGATGAAGAGCTGCGCAATGTTCGTCATAATGTAGTAGCTGGAGATCCCGAGGAGGAATCTACGGACGGCGATAACGACGAGGAGTAGAAAACGAATCCCGCAATACCCAGTCTTTTTCAGTTTCATACCAAGATGAACTATGAGGATCGCCTGGCACTCGTGAAGGCCTATCTTCCCTGGATGGTGGCAGAGGCGGTGAGGAAGCATCATGTAAAGTCCGATGACAGCAATCACTTCTTGATGTGTTGGCTTCGCAAGGAGGCGAGCTATGATATCGCAGACATATATGCCTCCGAGTTCAAGAAGCGGTTCGGAGAGTACATTACCCATAAAATTGAGAACGATATTCGGTTGGCAGCGGGCATGACCTGTATCTTTCTCAGGGCGTATGTGGATATCCAGGAGGACGATCTCAAGCTGGGTCGCATGTGCAGTCTAGTGAAGGCGTGTGTCGAGGAGCAACTGGAGGATTTCGAGAACTGGTGTGGCCAAGCGGCTCTCGGAATGCCCGATGAGGACGAGAAGGAGTTGTAGAAAACGGATCAACTTGTCCCAAACCTTTTTGAACTTCATACAATGTCCGCTCCAATCCAGGCCTTTCTTGCTTCCCACCGCATCCCTTCCACCAACATCTATGCTGTTCCTCCCGATATCTTTCGAAAGTTGGACATCAAGACCTGGAAGTATAATCGTCCTCCTACGGAACCTCGTATCTCCGAGATCCGTGAGTGGAACGCCCAGTTCAATCGCATGGACGGGGTCCTGAACCTTGCCTACATTCCGGGCGATGGCCTCGTATGCTTTGAGGGAAACCACCGTCGTCTCGCTCTCAAGGATCTGGACCGCCCGATCACCGTCCTCGTCGACATCCTGTGGGATGTCACCGATGAGGTCGTCATGCACGAGTTCCGCCGGATAAACAAGTCCGTCAGCGTCCCGGATCTCTACGTCGTGGAGACCGAGAGCAGTCTGAAGGTGGAAATTGAGGAGTTTGTCAAGTGGTTCAAGAAGGAGTATCCGTCCCACGAGACGGCGTCCGAGCGTCCGCAACGACCCAATTATAACCGTGACGGTCTCACCGACCAGATCAGCCGTCTCCAGAAGGAAACAGGACTCACGATGAAGGATCTGGCCGAGCGTCTGAATGCTCTGAATACCAAGTACGCCGAGCAGAGCAGGGCAAAGCTGAGTGCAAAAATTGTGGAGAAGTGCGAAAAGACTGGACTGTGGCTGTTTGCCTGGAGCACTGCGATTTCGGCGAAGGAACTGTAGAAAACTAAAATCACTCACTTCCTACGTTGGCGTACACGCCGAGTCTTCTTCTTCAGCTTCTTCGCTTTCTTTACCTTTTTACGCCGTGTCATTCGTTTCCGACGACCTCCAAGTTCGTCCATAAGCATACTAGGTTTGGGCTCGTGTGGATTATCGAAATAGTGCTTTTTCTCCCACTCAGCGAGTTTGGCGGCGGCAATCTCCTGTGACATCTGAGAGACCATACGTGGTGGTTCAATCGGGGGACCCGAACGCTGTGCCCTCAGGGGGCCTACTGGACACTCCCCGCCCCTGCAGAACATAGCGTGAACGTATATGGAAACACCCCTGAGGTCTCCCCCCATACGTCCGCAGACATACGCACAAATGTAGTAATATACCCACGAAAATGGTATACCCTGATATCTAGAGTCCTGTAAATCTAGAATCGGAGGGACTTGATCAAGGCATTCTGATACGGCTGCACGAAACTTCCCGTTGGTGTCTCCTCCCAGAGCATACTCATAATCTGCTCCACCGCTAATCTTCCCATCAATAATACGATTTGAGATAGTTTCACGATATTTTTCAGGTGGAAAGTCCGGTTCATATTGGGGGTTCTTGACGATCTCTTGGTATCGGGATATTATAGTCTTACACTCCACGGCTGTTTGATTACGAGTCGCCCACGCCGGCTCTCCGTCGGGTGAAAGGAACATGATTTGTTGATGAGGAGCCAGTCCTCCAGGTGATTTCCACGATACCCATGCGTTTGGATCGTCGTAAGCACCTTGAACTGGCATATAGAATATTCCACCGGGATGATAGGATGTTCCATCGGGTTTACTAGGGTCTGGTAATGGTAACGGAGGTGCAGGAATTCTGCTTCCATGGCAATCAACCATTATATAAAATTGTCTACCAGGCGGAGGCCCTCCAACTTCTTCAGTGACCTGTTTCCCGTGTTCGAACCCTTCGTTGTAAAAAGAAAGTTCGGCAGGATCGGTTGTATACGCTCTAAGCCTTGCCTCACGGCCGTTGGGCCATCGAGAGGTCATCTATTATAGTTAATTAAGATTAAAACGAATTCCTCCGTATTCATCGTGAGAATGAGTATACAACATGGGTGGCCAAACTGCGTTCGCATACCTCAACGAAATGAATCTCCTCTCCTACTGGTTCATGCGGGACATGAACCCCCTGGAGTTCGCAAACTATTTGAACGAGCCACTCAGTGTGATCAAGGATGTGGCTCGTCCCTTACTGAAGGGGAATTGTCTGCTGGAAGAGTTCAAGAGCGAGAAGTTCCAGGAGGAGCACGATCTCGTGTGGGCAGCCGTTATCATGGAAGGATCCATCGTGTGCTACAATCACCAGTACACGATCATCATGAAGAAGCGGAAGGATTAAGAACGCCGACGATGACGGCGGGTCTTACGACGGGCTCCCAGGTACTTGGCAATGTGAGATGGGAGGTACATCGGGAGGATGCGGTCCTGGGCCTTGACGCCTACCTCAACCGCCATCGCTTTTTCCATGTTGGTCTTTTTGACGAGGTCCTTATATCCCTGGTTCACAAAATGCCCTTCGGGATACTTGGCTCCACGGCTAATGAGGTATCGGAGAATCTCGGGCCTGCGATCGGCAACGGTGATAGGAAATCCGAGATCACCACCCTTTCCCAGATCTGCCCCGTTTTCCACTAGGAGCTTCACGACATCAAAGTTATTTTTGCTAATCGCCAACGTTAACGGAGTAATTCCCCCTATCATCATGTTCACGTTCGCTCCACGAGCAACAATATCCCGCACGACGTCTACGCCCTGGTTAGAGAACAATGCCTCACGTAACTCCGCATCTTCGGACTCGGCTCCTCCCCGCCGGCGGTTCTTCCGAGTATGGCGACGGCGTCCACCCGTAAACAGTCCCGTCCCCGCCGCCGGATTGGGCTTGGGAGGACGAGGGAGACTAGCGATCGGGTTGGAGACTACTACCGCTGCAGGTTTGGGTTTCGTGAGATTCCACGCAGGATTGGACACCTCAGTTTTTGGGGGATTACCTCCCCGCCCCCTCCGTGTCCGCCGACGGGTTTTGCGTTTCCGGTCAGAGTATGACTCCATTCTTACTGTTAGTTGATGTTTTTTAGTGGCTTAGTATAATAGAATACAATGCCATTGTCACGATCAACGGCAGATCGCGTAACCATAACAGGAGATAAGGTCCAAGAACTCAGCAAGATATCCGATTGGTTCCGCGAACGTGCGGATGAGCAGGGAGGCAAGACTGTTGTGTTTCACAAGAAGGATTTCCCTGGATCCAAAACTAAGTGGCAGTTCCTCACGGATCTCACTAAGGGTCGTAAGATGGGGTATGTTCAGGATGATAAGATCGTTGTTGATTCGACAAAGGGATACACTGCCTCGAAACTGAAAAGGGCTGCCGACTACTTCCTGATCGGAAAGAAGGGAGAGGAGCTCAAGACCCTGAAAAACATCGGGTACCTCGGATCCCCCCACAAGCAGCGAACGCTCTCGCACGGCCACAACAAGCCCCGAGCTGCACCGAAGGCACACGACTGGGCTAGCGGTCTTGAAGAGCGGGGATTTCACCGCGAGGATTACGGCGGTCGTCGCACCCGGAAAAATGGAAAGGGACTACGCACAACTCGTCGTCGGTAAAAATACATATTATAACACACGGACAGCGGAGACCAGCGGCTGAAACAGCGAACGAACGGTTGCCTTGATATGCGGGCGATACTGTTCAATGACTTGTTTGAGGACCGATGTCGTGACAATAAAGATAGCGGCAGAGAAGACGATCCGACGATCAGTTTCTGTGAACTTGTTCGTGTGGTAGTAGGGATTGAACCGCCAGATGAGAAAGATGCTGACGTAGACCTTGACGTAGTATTCGATGGCAGTAAGATACGCCGGTTCAGTTTCTACGAAACCTACGAGGACAATGGCATAGGTTACGTGAATAATAAAGACAGTCCACAGATAGGCGGATGTGTGCATGTGCCAGAGATCCACCATTATCTATTTACACAGATATTCCCAAGTTATACTACGGTCCCGTCGTATAGATGGTTAGTACGCAAGGTTCTGATTCTTGCAACCCCGGTTCGAGTCCGGGCGGGACCTCCAAGATTCTGTAGCTCACATGGTAGAGCATCTGGCTGTTATTCGGAAATAGCCGACCGGAAAGTAGTTGGATCGATCCCAACCAGAATCGTTAGTTTTTATGTCGGTGCTTACACACTCAGATAAAAACTAGAACTTGTTCCTCCGTCCAAAGCGGTATCCACGGGGGTAAACGACCTTGGGTGCCGGCGGAGGGGGTGGAGGCGGAGGCGGATTCATGGCTATTGTCTTAAAATCCGAAGATCTTGAGTGGATTATAACCGTATGCACTCTCCACACCAATATGCGAGAGTCCATGGACACCTACGGCAATAGACAGAATGAGGACGAGCGTAATCAGTTGGAGAGCAGGCAGGCGGCGGATGAAGGAGAAGTTTAGGGCAATCAGAACACCGCCTAGCAGAAGAAGTCCCCCATTCAGCGTGTGAGTCATAATAGACGGAACTGTGAAGAACTTTTCCATTATAAGAAGTGTCTACTATTTTACTTACCTATGGCGTAGGCGGAGGGTTTCGGCAGACCCAGGACCGGGTGGGGGCTGGTGTGGACAGCGGATACGCTGACGTAAGACAGCGGGGACACAACACGGGATACAGGGACGACACGAGGGACGCTGGGGGGCGTAATGAGGTGGGTGGGCATGTTTGTTATATACAAATATTTTAGATTTAAACATCGGGGGCATATACTATATGTGGCTCTCATATTTCAGTGGTAGAATCCCTCTCTTATACGCTCGTCCGTATGCTTTGTGAGGAGGAGGTCGGCAGATCGAAACTGCCTGGGAGCACCAGCGCCTCTTTAGCATAGTTGGTTATTGCGTGTCATTTGTAATGACAAGGTCACCTGTTCGACTCAGGTAGGAGGCACTTTTTTGATGGTCTATCTAGATCTTCAAAAAATTGTCGTTATACAACAATGCGGGGACTGCGCCTGAAAACCATCAAGCGATCCCATAACCCGAAAAAGAAATGGGATGCAGTCTTCATGAAACCGAACGGACAGACAATTACCCAGCCGTTTGGTCAGAGGGGATACTCGGATTTCACCAAGCACAAAGACGTGACTCGGAAGCAGCGGTATATTGCCCGCCATGCCCGGATGCACGAAGATTGGAAAGATCCCACCCGAGCAGGAACACTGTCTCGCTATATTCTGTGGGGCAAGCCGAGTTTCAAAGCTTCGGTTCGGTCGTTTAAGAAGAAGTTCCACGTATAACATCAAGTCGAAAGCTCTTATGCAAGTATTCATCCCACGACAGTGTATAATCGGATTTTTTGTATATGTCCATCGTATGGTTAAACAGGCGGACATACGCAAAAAAGATTATGCCGATTACTATGGCAGGTGTGAAGTCCGTCGTCATTAGTTAAACACGTGATGCATTCTCCACCGAAAAAAACGAGTGGCTCCCAAGAGAAACTTTTCAACCTTGTGGGCTGGAAGAATATTCAATGCGCCCGCAATCAGTGATCCTTCGTTCTTGGCTTTACGAGTAAACAATCTCAACACGGAGTTCTTGGCTTTCATCACTGCCTTCACTTTCTCATCAACCCCCATTTCTGCTCTCAACCCTGTCTTGAACTCTTTGACCCGTTTCATAAACTCTTTCTTGAGAGACATAACATCTTTTGCTGCTGCCTTGTAGTCTCGCAAGCCCTCTCTGACCTCCTTGTCCTTCTTCACCTTTTCCATGATTTCCAGACACCGTCCCTCCAGGACGATCCGACCATTATGCCACCAGTCGTGTCCTCCATCATTCATCTGTCCGATCACATTGCACAGCGGACAAGCCGACCGATGCTGGAGAGACTTCAAAACACAGGTAGTATGGTAAGCATGGCCGCATTGTAGACGGGAAGAATCCCCCTCCACAATGATGTCGTTAGTCGTGTTCTCCCGGTATACGGGGACACAAAGTGCGTCGTAACAGAGGATACACTCCTCTGTCATTTGTTAGGTTTCCTTAAGGACCAATATGTAAGTTCATTTCGTTCTTGGCAGCCTTGGGAACACGACGAGTCAGCAGTTCCGTCTGACGTCCGAAGGTTGAGGCGTCCTCCACATCTTCAGGGATGCCCTCGATAGCCCGGAGAGCATCCGACACCTTCTGCGGCTGGTCAGAGAAATGAAGGAGGAGCTGGGTGCGAATCGTGTTGCGCTTGATCGCAGGCTTGACGGTCCTCACCTGACGAGAAATTGAGCCACCACTCATCCCTTCCAGCTTGAAATCGTCCACCTCGTTCTCACGCATGAATGTCAGGACCGCCGCACCGAGCTTCACCTTTTCCTCGGTGATTGCCTTGATACGCAGTTTCAGTTGGCGGATCTCGTCGTCCATAGCAATCCATTGGCGAAGCGTCTCGGCTACCGGCGGTGCTTCTTGGTCCCCCATTTCTTTATACTACGCCTGCGACGTGTAAATCTGCCTCCCTTCTTGCCCTTGCTTATCTTGACTGGAGGGAACGCCTTTTTAGGTTCGGGTTTATCGGCAGCCATATCTGCAGGGGGAGCAGATGGAGCTGGGGCGGGCGCAGGTGAAGACGAAGTCGTGGGCGGAGATGACGAAGCCGTGGGCGGAGTAGGATCCTCTCCAGCAGCGGGGATCGGAGCTGGCATCGGAGGAATAGCGGCAGCAGCCTTGCTCTTGATCTCAGCCAGCGAAGGGAGTGCGGGAGGATTGGGACCAGCAAACTTGTCTAGACTTGGGAGAGAACTAGCAGTGCTCTTGACCTTATCGATAGCGCCCATCAAGCTGCCATACGCCTTGGAAATAGATGTCGAAATCTTATCCGCACGGTTATAGAACTTGGTGCCCACGGTTTCCACCGCCTTGACACCACGTGACAGCGCAGGTCCAATCACGGGAACCATTCCAGCAGTGGCTTCCAGAGCCGCCGCAAATTCCTTGCGGGATATTCCAATAACCATCGCCAGCCAGAGAAACCATAGGGAAAACAGCCATCCGAGAACGATACCTAGGGTTCCTGCGAGAGGAACTGGGATCAGTCCCACGATACCGGGTGTCATGGTCTGGATATTGGATGCCATCACGGGTAGAACTGCAGCCGTCACATCAAGGGCAGCACCAATAAGGTCTCCGAACAGGGGAGTATTCTCAATAGTGTCCAGGATAAAAATGAACGGGATGATCATACGAATCACCATCTGAACAGTCTTGATAGTCGCCTGGATTCCCGGATTGGGAGGACCAGGCTCTGTGATTCCAGCAGCAAGGTCTATCCCCTTCCTGGCAGCCATGTTCAATATACTTTCAACCTGTTCCCCGCCCTTCTGGGTAATCGGTTTGATCTTCTTGAACACCGACTGAGCCTGGGCAGACGTAAAAAGAGGCTGCCCATCCTTGGTAAACGCTCGGCGAATATCCTCGGCGGAGTTAAACTTGCCCTTGTACAGTGCTTCATATGCACTGATCATACTGTCGACATTCTGGGCGTCAAGGGCTCCAACGTGCCGCTTGACAATTTTTCCGAACGAAGTAGTCGGATGCTTACTATGAAGCTCCCACTGAACCATTATATATCCGCAAGACTTTAGAACTTCCAGCGACGGTCACATTCTAGGCAAGTGACGAACGTCGTCATCGGCTCGTCCGCAGACCTGGTCTGCATCTGGTAGTAATCGCACTTGGTCTTCTTCTTACACGACGAGCAGTAGAAGTAGATCGAGGCGTTCCCCGAGGGCGAGTAGAGATGTTTCTCCTTCGCAATCTGCGCCTCAATCTGTGCCTTCCATCGCTTTGGGCTCAGTTCAACCACCGTCATTTCGGCGAATGCCGCTGGAGTCAACTCGCCAGATACGAGCTTGGGAATCCAGTCTGGGGCATTCTCGTAGAACTGGATACACCGTCCACGGTAATGGTTCCAGAAGGCTACGTTTGCCCACGTGACTTCAATGCCCTGCTTCGCACAGTCACGGATACACCGCTGAAGAAGGGCGACTTCGAGCGCAGCGGCAATGTCGGAGGGAATCCCGATCTCAACGTAGCGCTGCTTGACAAGATCACGCACAGGGCACGGAGTATTTACGTCATGGATTACCACCTGCTTCGGCTTACGTTGACGGGGGGCAACTTCCTCTTCTGGCGCAGGTTCCTCGTCATCTGGAACATCTTCGTTGTCCGATACTTCCTCCTCTTCCACTGCCTCTTCCTCATCAGACGACTCGCCCTCGAACGTCCAGCTGGCGTAGATTGTCTCGTAATCTGCAGGCTTGAGATTGGAATACACGGACGCCAGCTTATCGTAATTGTCGGCGTTGGAGTTCTTGGACAGCATGACGACGATACAACCGATAAACACCTCATCCTGGAAGTTCCCTCCCAGGACGTGCTGGTTAATGTTATCATCTTCGTCTTCGCACCCCGACTCCGCAAACACGGTGACCCACGTTTCCTTATCCTGGATCTTGCCCTGAAACTGGAGACCCGGCTGCTTCAGTTTCGTCCGGAGCCATTCGAGGACATCCGCCGACTTTGCAGGGACGGTGAGTTCCTGGAGGGCTCCTGTAGCCTGAATCGACGTCGCTAAAACCATTCTTACTTACTTAGTGTTTCTCTATCGAAAATTACGATCGGTTTTGAATTTGTCAAAACGGATCGGGTATTCCTTTTGAAAGAGAGTAGCATATTCAAATCAATTCAAACCAATCAAACAAATCAAGATGAGCACGTGGCACGAGAAACTCGCAAATCGCAAGCAGGATCAACTGGACGCAGAGCGGAAGAAGCTGGTGGAGGTGAACGATATCAGCTTCCCATCGCTCACGGAGAATTCATGGGGTGGTGCAGGTGCAGCGGCTGGAGGTGCAGGTGGTCCAGCGCCCAAACCCAAGCTCGCATCACTCCTGGTGGAGTGGGATGCCAAGGCGGAGGAGGAGAAGCTTCGCAAGGCTGAAGCTGCAGCCGCCGAGGCTAAGAAGAACACGACTTACAGTAGCTACATCTACAACCACTCAAAGTATCGTTTCGGCAATACCCATTCTCGGGACGAGGATACGTATTACGAGGACGAGTACGAGGACGACGAGCTGCCGCCTCTTCCCACTGCCGATTCGTCGTCGGACTGGCGTACGGTTGAGCGCCCAGTTCGCAAGCCCAAGAAGACGGCGGTCGAAAAGATGATGGAGGAGCCTGAGCTTCTTGAGCCGCCGATTGAGGAGACGAGCGTGTGGCAGACGGAGGGTGTTTGGGAGCGGGAGCGCTAGCTAGAACTAGAACACCATTCCGAATATCGATGAAAGTATCCAAACAAAGAACGCACGGACATAGTGTGGAACAATAAAAGCAATCACGAAAGCAGTAGCGCCTAACTGTTTTCCCGTTGATGTGAAGAACAGACCGCCTGATGCAGCTACAAGAACAAGAACGGTAAGAACTCCGTATATCCCACCCATCGACTGATACGCAGCCGTCGCCGCCGCCGAAGCATTGTTCAACGCCATTTGGTTAGACGCTTTTTCTTCCTCTGATGTCGCATCCTCAAGTCCGCCCACCTTGACCACCGGTTTGTTTGGGCTTCCTTGTTCCTCCTCCTCCTTCTTCTGACCCGCACGACGGCAGCGCATGTAGAGTTTTCCGTCACGAGGAGTGGATACACCGTGCGACTGAGCATCGTAAAATGTGACTTTACGATCTGCGACTTCTTCTAGCGGTCGGCGAGCGGGTTTCACCGCCCGAACGAGTTTGGCGTAATCGGACGGGTCAATGGATAC